TTTTCTAGCTAGGAATATTTGCCATAATAATGCTCAATCCATTGCCGACCCTACTCGCGGTGTGGTTTCATCGATGTTGTGCGTAAAGGGTAATGTTTTCATTGGATGTGGTCATACCATTCCAGAGAAACGATCCCAAAATATGAAAATGGTTTGGCAGGAGGGCACCAAGGGTGTTACTGCTAACCATGACGTCAACTTCGACTCGACTGCACGCAGGAAGGTTAATACCGACTTGTACACATACTTCATAACGGATGCTCAACCAAGGAAGAGTTGTGAAGAATTGTTCATGCCGCGTGTCTTCTCTTCAAAAGGGAAGAAATTCGACGGTGTGTTAGTCGGACGGAACAAAGATGGCAAGGTGTACACCAATATGGTTTATGAGTGTGAATTCAAAAAGACCAGTTTTGATGGTGAGACCTTCGATTCTTGGGTTCCAGCTAGGTGTGAACGTAAAACCGTCCGTGGGGATTGTGGCAGCGTTTTGCTACTCTTCACTCATAGCGGTCCAATGATCGCCGGTTTCCACAGACTATTGTTTGAAAATTTCTTTTCGTGGCACATTGCTATTACAGCGTGTCATAGAGAGGATTTGCCAGACTTGTCCAATGTGGTAGGCCGGGGTGATCCGAAGCTCGATTCACCAAGCAGTCGCTTCGGCGAACTTCAAGCACTCCATCCAAACTCTCACGTTAGATTTATAGAGAGTGATTTGAGAGCTGAAGTTTTTGGTTCGTTCAACGTTTGGCGCTCAGAACATCGTTCAAAGATGCGTAAGACGGTGTTTTACGATGATTTGGTTGCTCAAGGTATTGACCCACAAATGTTACCAGCGGTCATGAGCGGTTGGAAGGCTGACCAGAGAAATCTGAAAAAGCTTACCACCAATAACGTCCAAATTAACGAGGTTATCCTACGTGCAGCTGGTGAAGCCATGCTGAAGTCGTGGGAACCTGCGCTACCATTTGCTCGTGAAGAGATGATGATTTACGATGTCAACAGTTCCCTTAACGGGGTGGCTGGTCTTAGATTCGTTGATCGAATGAATTTCTCTTCGAGTGCAGGGTGGCCGTATTGTACTTCAAAGAAGGCATTTCTGATTCCAGATCCCACAGATGAAGATGAACATCGTGTCCGTGTCACGGACGAGATTATGTCTGATGTGGAACACATTTTGGATGAGTATGCCAAGAACAACACTAGTTGCACAGTTTTCCAATATGCCAA